TGAATCTCTGTCCCTTAGTTATTCTAAAGGAACCAAAGAATGAAGTTGACATATCACTGCCACTGTCAGAGTCATCGTTGTCTGCGCCAATAGTAAGAACCGCATCTTCTCTCATATCCACAATCAAGTCTGGGAAGTCTACTGCTTCTGTTCCATCAAGATATACGGTAGTCCCGTCAGCTGCAGAAGAATATATTGTAACGTGTCTCCAAGTATCTAACTGAGTCAATTGAACATTAGTGGGAGAAGTATAATCTCTTCTTACATTACTTTCATCAGAAGCAATCATCTCAAACTGACCGGATGCGAGGTGACGCATCACAAAAAGATCTGCGTTATCATTCTGACCTATTCCATTAAATGCGAATACGACAGAATCTGAACCGCCAGTTCCATAATACCAGAAATCTATTGTAAATGAAGGTATGTCGTGGAAATAACTTGCAGCAGTAGGTATTCTAACATACCCATCTCCCCTGAGAGATAAGCTAAAGTTGCCTATCGCAGATCCGAAAGAAGGATTTTCTCTATACGCATTATATCGAACACTGTCAGTGTCTTGCTTGAACTCATAAAATACAGAAGATGATTTTACAGTATCAAAATCGTATAATAAAACAACATCATCGTAACTGGTATCTCTGTTGACTAGATAAGCTTCTACTTCTCTGGAAGTTTGAGAATCAAATACAGCATCCGGATAATCTGAAATGTCCCACACTAGTTGCGGATAACTTGGATCCTTTGTGTCCTGAGTCCATGTGATATCAAAATCTCTTTCAACTCCACCGACCTGTGATATTCTTCCTATGGCTCCAGATCCAAATGTTCCATCATTTACAAACTCTACGAATTCGCCAGTAATATAGTTGTCGCCGGCAGTATTTACTGCGATATTAGAAATCCCGGCCGTTGTGGTGTTATCAATTTTCGCACTAAATCCAGAGCCCGAACCATTTGTTCCTAGACTAAAATCTAAATTAAAATTTCTGGGATAATTACTGCCAGGATTTACAATATTAAATCCAGTGACGCAAGAATATAATTGTTCTTTGACTAATCTTCCATCGTCCATTTCAACGAAGACATTTTCCTGATCTTGAAATTCGCCAGAAACATCTCCAAGGAAATATTCGTTGACATTAAAATTTGAACGCGAAAAAGTTACTTTAGATTCTATTATTCCTATGGCAGAACTCGTTTCTCCGATAATTCTGACGGGAGTACCCGCAGCAGAAGTAGTATTCGGGTTAGTTCTAATACTTTTATTCTCCACCCATCTATTATTACTTGCCTTGAAGATATTTTCTTTTGGATAATAGACATCGATATCTTCATTAAGAAAAGCTCTGAAAAGAAACTTCAGTGATTTCTGAGATCCTTTAGACTCATAAAAATCTTTAAGGAGTTTGAGAAAATGATTTTGGTCGGTAAATCGTTTCTTCTGTTCCTCTTCGATATTCTTATCTGGAGATGATGTCGGATTAGTTCTTAATTGAAATACGACTACAATAGAAACCCCATTGAGAGGAGCAAGAATATTATTCTCTTGACCAAAGAATAATTTATCATCACTTAGAAAATAATCAGTTCCCTCTGTCAATTCTGTGTAGTCATCGGGAAATGACAATAGACTTGCATCGGCCGCAGGGACACCAGAAAATGGATTTGGTGGGTTAGTGTAGACTTTCAGATCAGCAACATATGGAGATATGTCTCTTCCAAAGTAATACGAAGGATCTTTGAATGACATCAAGAATTCAGATACAATTCCATTTCCCATAAAGGTATCTTGGACGAATGTTTCGTTTTCAGAATTAGACTGAGCCGTTGCGTTGAATAGTGCGGATAATAGTTTTGTGCTTGTATTCTTATCTCGTATTCTTGTTACAGAAGGAAATACTGCGCCTATTTCTGACTTGAATTGATTTACGAATATATCTAATGTTTTATCAAGATCGCCGTAGTCGGTAATCTCTGACATCACATCTAAAGGATTGCCGTCTGCAGATAACCATTCATAGTATAATTCAATGAATCGAACAAAGTTATCATAATCCCCTTCTCGGATATGAAAGGGCAACGACTCCTTAACGATAGAAGCAATATTCTTTAAATTTGGACTTGACATTTACCTATCTTCTGATAATACTAACACTTTGAGTAGTGATATCGTAATTATTGTTATAATCGTCGGTATCAGCCATCATATTTATTGTTACTTCTTGTGGATCTATAACTAGAATTTGATTTCTTCTAGGGAATATATCCTGATCTTTTGGTGTTATTTTTATTTTCAAAAGACTTGAATTATTTTCTAATTCTGTTATAGTTAGATCGTTGAGAGTTAATGTTCCTTTTTTGTGGTCTATTGTGCCGGAAACATTAGTCACATAAACTTTCTTTCCATTACTATCCATATAATAAAACTTTAAGTCAGTTTGATTTACGTCTTCGATATATAATAGATTATTAGAATTCATAACCTTGAATCCAGTAGAAGATATTGACATCGGAGATATTTGATTATTAAATTGATAGACATATTGTGATCTAGCATTTAATGTTATTTTCTTCTCGATTTGAAGATCTACTGTGGTCGTATTATTTGTTATCGCGTCATTTGAACTGTCAATAGAACTGACGAAGTTAGAATATCTAAAGTAGTTATCGAATTCGTTCATAAAAGTATCGCTGAAATTATTAATTGAATTTAAGACTATTGTTTTTAATTCGTCTTCTCCCAAGATAGTAGCCTCATTATCATATTTAACATTAGTAGTAACAATGAGTTTAGTAAAATTTGGATCGATAATCTCTGGAAGAATTGTTAAAATAGAATAATCAGTCTTGAGTTTATTTTGAATAGAAGTTTTTTCAAAATCCGTTAAAAAACTTCCATCATTTGGCTTGATCGATATAAACACTCTTCCAAATTGTGGCGGTTCGTTATCTTCTCCGCCCCAAACATTCACAGAGGATGCTTGTGTGTATATTTTAGGAATGATTGTCTTATAATCTCTTACGGTGACTGCTCTATTCTGACCTTCGAATGTTCTTGGTGCGTAGAACTTAATAGAATCTGTGGTTTCTTTGTTAGATCCTCCGAAGACTTTATTTACTGTTTTAATTTCTGTTATTTTGAACTCGGAATTGGTATTATTAGAATTAATTTTTGCGATTCCATTTGATGCTGCGCCGTCTGTTGTAAGATATTCGACTGTTATTAAGTTTCCGCTCTCTACCGCAGTTCCCAACACACCATCTCCGAAGAATACTTCATACAATCCACTTTCGACTTCTTGAACGAAGAAAGAATTTGATACATCGGTTAAATCCATCGTGTCAGTTGGTCTTTTGAATTCGGTAAATTCGTCTGTTGTTAAGTCTTCTCTGACGGTTACGCTGATTGTAGTTGTGTCCGCGTTGGCATTAGATAAGATAAACCGCTGATTGGGGTTAGTTGTGTCCACGACAAAGAATTCTGTCACTGGATCGCCCTGTACTAAAACTAAGTCACCCAAAAAATATCTCGTAGTAACTGTCACGCCATCATCATCGACATTAGAAGACAGTATCGGCACAGACCTTGGTATTTCCGGAGAGAAGTTGTAAGAAACTCCATCAAGTGTCGCGGTGAATTTAAATTCACTGTTAACAAGAACTGTAGAACTTTCACTCTCCAACGGCCCGGTCTTTTCTATCACTAATGAAACTACCGCATTAGGAGCGATGTTAGATTTAGATTCATATCCCAACATCTTCGCTCGCGACACCACATTCTCTCTGAGTCTTGCAGTATCTAAGAACATTTCGTTTGCAACCATGTTCAGATAGTATGAAGTATAGTGAGTATTGTAGGATAGAATGTCCATTAAGGTATTCAGACCAGAGGCCTCAAAGTCATAATCGACAAAAGTCGGATCATTCTTCATATACGCTATGATATTTTTCTTGATATCCTTAAAGTCTAGGTCTGATATTTGAATAGTTCTTGCCATTATCTTACTCTCTCTATAGTAAATGTAGTTGTAACCTCTTCATCGGTTGCAATCAGTACATAAACTACTTGTATTTTTGCCGAATTGGGATAAAGTTCTGGATACTCTACCGAAACATTTACAATCTTGACTCTTCTTTCGTAGTTGGTAATAGATCTTGTAATTCTATCTTCTAAGTCTCTTCTGGTAAATTCATCTTGTGGTTCGAATAAAGAATTGTATATATCTCCACCAAACGCAGGCGTGAATTGTCTTTCAAATTTATTTGTCAAGAGAAGATTTCTCAATGCTTGGTTGATCGCGTTTACATTTTTCTTCATCATGACATCATTGGTAATGGGATTTCTTTTGAAAGACAAATCAATATCCAGATACTGATCTCCGCCAAGTATGCCAACTTTATTGTCTATTGATGTATTTGAATTTGAATATGCCATGATTTTTTACGGATTTAAGTCTAGTTTGGGAGCCTCGATTGTATGAGTTCCTCCCGAATTTACTTTGTGTGTACCACCATATTTATACTCCGCAGACGAACCTACATCAACAGAAATTTTTCCATCCACAATCACTTTATAATTTCCTTTGATGTGGAGGGTTTTATCTCCTTCTACTATCTCGTAATCGTCGCTTTTTGACTTTTTGACCGTAGTGCCATCTGGGTGAATTTCTATGAATGTTCCAGATTTATGATAGATGTGTATTCTCTCTGCGCCTGGCGTATCATCAAGCTCTACATGATGACCAGACTTAGTACTAATTACATTATTGTGCGGATATTCTGCTGCATATGGAGTGGATGGTTCTCCTGACTTTGAGTCTAGGGAATCTTTCTTTTCCTGTACAATGGTCTCCGAAGTATTGTCTCCCGTCGCAAGTCTATTGACATCAGATTCGCCCAAAACGCTTCCGTCGGGTAACAGAGAATCTTTATTCTCTGTGGGGTATAAACCAGCTGGATCAGAAAAAGCATTCTCTGTATTAATTTTAGTTTGAGGTTTGCCGGGCACTGTACCAAAGATAATTGGATCTTCTGCAGATTCTCCATCGCGAAAGAATCCGACAACCCATGCACCAGTTACTACCCCAGTCGGAGATGTTCCAAGACCACCAATGCTTGCGGAAGTGATTGGCATAATCGGTGATGCCCAAGGCAATAAATCAACATCTACTTCTTCTGTGTGATATCCAAATATCCTTACCTTGACTCGGCCAATCTTTTCTGGGTCATCAATATCTTGAACGATACCCTGCCACCAGATCAGGCCTGCATTCACCAAACTATCCATAACTGACTCCAGAACCGTCCTTGACTAGTTCCATAGTCATACTGTATCCTCTCTTGAGAAACGTGTGTTTAATTGCTACAATCAACCAGTTTCCACTGTAATGTTTATCTTCTTCTGGGCCTCTGTTTCCTTCCGGCGGAGAGAGTTCCGGAAAAACTAATTTAATGACATCTCCCGAAGAGATACGACTGTCTCCAAACACATCTATTTTTATTTTAAAGTTTTTAAATATTTGTTCGTTTGCTTTTGACTGTAGATAAAATTTATCCTGTTGGTATGGATTTAAAAAGTTTTCGGGAAGTAAATATTCATTAGTAGGAGCGTAATTATAGGCTCCACTTGCCTGCAATTTATTCTCTGCAAGTTTCGGAGAATAATTCTCATTCCAATAATTATAATTAAATTGATCGTAGGTTCTTCCGATTAAATCTACTGTTCTTGCTTTTGTTGCATACATTCCGGATGTAATATTATCCAATACAGAAAATTTAGATATAACGGAGTAGTCCAATAATTTATTCTCTTCCTCCGATTGATTGCCTGTATTTGGGACTGCTTTGATATATTCTTTCTTAGGACTTCCGGATGCAAGTTCTAAGAGAGGTTTAAATCGATACTCATTTGCGGTTTCGAAAAAATAGTATGGAGCAGAATGAGTATTTGAGAATGATTTATCTTTTAACCAATTTATTGCTCGGAATGGAGTCATATTTGGAACCACAAGAGATTGACTATCATCGCTCGCAGTAATATTGAGTTTTTTATCAGAACTTAATTTCTTAAATATCTTATTGACAATCGCAGAAGAACTTTCTTCTCTGTGGCCGGTACAGACTCTCTTCTCAAAGTTTGTAATGAAATCTCTTGTGGTCATATCTAAAACATAAGTGATGGCTTCTCCGTCCTGTTCTATATTCGTCACATTGTATATAACCAGATCTAGTTTTATAGGATCGATTGGATCTTCTTCTGGTTCTGTAGTCATTTCTAATTCTAGTTCTACAGATTCCTGACCGATAATTGGAATTAATCTTATGAAATCATATGTATCTACGATTGTTGCCCGAACAGACAAACTCTGAGAAAATATATTCTCATATATTGATATTTCTAGAAATACAGCACCAAGGTCAATTCCTCTTCCCTCAGTCTGATATACTCTAAAACTTTTTACATCATACTGACCAGCAAATTTCATAGTTTAATAACTCTTTCATATTCTCTCACAAAATCATCAACAACATCGTTCCTCAAAAGTCGAATTGTACGATTCTTTTCGTTTAACTCATTCTCATATTGAAATTTAGAAAACATCTCATACTGTGCTCTATCGAAGTCTGTAGTAAAGAAACTATAAGTTTCCGGACTAATCTTTGTGGAATTTGTTTTATGGACATAATAATGCGGAGTTGTTTCTGCAGTCATTAAGTCTCCATATTTTTCTGCAATCATAGTTGCAAATGCTCCGGAACTTAACGGCCATTCGTCATAAAAACTAGTTATTCCATTAAATACCAAAATAGTCCAATGATAAAGCGGAGATTTGTAATACAATTCTGAAATAATTTCCGGAGTATCACCATCATTAACAATATATTCGTATGATGAAGAGGGTGCGACTTGATATTTCTCTACTACCTGTGCGACCTTAAAAATATTCTTTACTACTCTATTTTTATTATTTAAGAGTATATCGTAAGAAGTATAAGGAACTTTATTAAATATGCTTTTGCCTGCCATTTTTAAAATCCTTTTGGTACATCATCTCTAGTGACTTGTTCATTTTCAGAGAAGGTTAAAGATAACTGAATGTTCGCAGGATATCCATCTTTGGTCAATGTATATCTTCCATTTGCTCCAAAAGTAACATTACATTCTTCAAGATTGCATGGTTTAAATTGATGCATAAAATTCTTAATTTTGCCTGCGTCATCTTTTATAATATATCGAATATCAAATGATTGAGGAATATCATAAAATCCAGTAGATATAATATTTGGTAACATTGCTTGTCGGAAAGTTTCTATGATTTTATCTAACTGTTGAGACTCTTGAAGACTTCTAGGAACTAAGTTATATTGGAATTGAAACTTTCTAAATTCTATCCCTTTAAATGTTAAATACTTTGCTGCGTTCGCGGCCCTGCCAAAGACTGCTTGGTTTATTACGTCTCCTGCACCGCCTCCCAACATATTACCACCAGTTTGAGTTACTTCTGCTTTAAAGGATTCAAAAAAATTACCCCCAGCACCAACATCCTTTAAATCTGCAAAATTTCCAGCAAGAGCACTAGTCAATCCAGCACCAAGAGTTCCAAGTGTATTAGAATCGTATTGAGCAGTAGTGGGCATTGCAATGTTTTCTGGGATAAAAAGTCTTATTGTCTCTCCAGCTTTCACTCTGCTAGTAGTTTTTATGATTACATCATCTGCTCGAGTTTGATTTTCCACCTCTTGAAGTTTCTTAGCAGCAGTTTCTGGGTCAGACGCAATAACAGATATTTTGTCTTTAAGAGACATTCCCCCTATCATTTCCCTGGCGTTGGTCTCTTCTCTAACTCTAAATTCGATATAACTGTGGAGTTCTGTGCCTTCCTGGCCCAAATTACTGGGGAATTGAAATGAGGGTTTAGTCTCTTTTGCCTTCTCTATTTCTTTATTTGCAGTGTTTAGGGGTGTTGCTGTTGTGCTTTCTTCTGCCATGACCAGTCCGTTTTATTTTTTATAAATAATTATTTACACCTATTATTTATATGAGGTTTTTGAATGTCGCGGAAATTTACCTACAAAGGTAGATATACTCCTGAGAATCCCCAAAAATACATAGGTGATACAAGTAAAATAGTATATCGCTCCAGTTGGGAGAGAAGATTCATGGTCTATTGTGATAAGAACCCTTCTATACTTTCATGGGCAAGTGAAGAACTTGCAATCCCCTATTTGTCACCAATCGATCACAAGATGCACCGATACTATCCAGACTTTATCGTAAAAACAAAAGATAAGGTTAGTATGATTGAAATTAAACCTAATCGCGAAACAAAACCACCCAGAAAAAAGAAAAATCAGAGAACATATATCAATGAGGTAAAGACTTGGGGTGTCAATGAAGCAAAATGGAAGGCTGCAGAGAAATACTGCGAGATGAAGGGATGGGATTTTAAAATCATCACAGAAAAACATATTTTACCGAAACTAAATAAGTAAAACTGGAGGCAACATGAGCAATCAACCAATGTGGACAGACGAAGACGAAAAAAGAATGGATATCATTGGAAGTAATGGCAACGACGGCGAACACTATGCGGAACTAGAAGAAAGAGAATCCGCAGCCGCTGCGGGATTTTCTAGAGCAGGATCAGAACAAGATGAATTTACTGGTGATATTCCTTCTGCATATGATGTTCCGTTAGAAACACTCAATCCGGTATGGAATAGACTTTTTGAAGAAAACAAGAGTCTTGAGATGTTCAAAAGACTTAGAGAAGAAGATCCAGTACACTTTAATGAGACAGACGTTGCAGGAAGATTCTGGTCATTGACAAAATATGACGATATCAAAAAAGTTGATATGAACCATCAAGAGTTTTCTTCTGAACCAATGATAACAATAGGTTATCCTGTCGGGACTCCACGCCCAGAAGGTGCGTTAGATATATCTCTGTTCATTGCAATGGATCCACCCAAACACGATCTTCAACGACGAACAGTTGCTCCAGTAGTTTCTATGAGAAGTATGATGGGACTAGAGCCCCTTATCAGAGAAAGGACTGGTGCAGTTTTAGATTCTTTGCCAGAAGACGAAACATTTAATTGGGTAGAGAATGTTTCTATTGAACTTACTACACAAATGCTCGCAACTCTCTTTGACTTCCCATTTGAAGAACGCAGAAAGTTGACACGATGGTCTGATGTTGCGACTGCAGTTCCGGGCGCAGGTGTTATCGATACAGAACAACAAAGAATTGACGAATTGGTAGAATGTCTACAATATTTTACCGAAGTCTGGGAAATGAGAAAGAAAGAACCTACAAATGACTTCGTTTCTATGATGGTCAAAGGAGAACATACAAAAGATATGGAGCCAATGGAGTTTCTGGGTAATCTTATTCTACTGATTGTGGGAGGAAATGACACTACAAGAAATTCTATGTCTGCTGGTGTTCATGCCCTCAATCTGTTCCCCACAGAATATGAAAAACTCAAAGGAGATCTAGGTTTGATACCGAATATGGTATCAGAAATTATTAGATGGCAGACTCCCCTCGCATATATGAGAAGAACCGCAAATGATGACTGTGTTATTGGAAATAAAGAAATTAAAAAACACGATCAGATTCTTATGTGGTATCTTTCCGGAAATCGTGACGAAGAAGTTTTCCCTAATGGAGAAGATCTAATCATTGATAGAGAGAATGCTCGTAATCATTTATCATTTGGTTTTGGAATCCATCGTTGTATGGGAAACAGAACCGCAGAACTACAACTCAAGATTCTTTGGGAAGAAATAATGAAAAGATTTGATCGAATAGAGGTTGTAGGTGAAGAGAAACGCACATTCTCATCATTTGTCAGAGGTTATACTGAACTTCCTGTGAAAGTTTATCGAAAATAAACATAAATAGAACATGGCAGACTTTAGACCACTACTCAAACGACTGGCCCAGAAGGGCATACAACCGAACTCATCGGCGGCTAGAGAGTGGTTCAGTAAAAAGGTAAGACAAAGTGCAGTAACAAGTGCATTGTCTCGTCAGCCGGGTAGGAGAAGTCTTTTATCTGACTCTGAAAGAAGAGCAGCGACCCCACAGATAGGAAAAATGTATTTCTACAATTACGATCCGAAGTTTAAAGACAAGTTGCCCTATTATGATGAGTTTCCGTTGATATTCGCGGTAGATTACTTCTCTGGAGGATTTCTAGGAATGAATTTGCATTATGTATCTCCTAGAAACAGAATGTTGATTATGAATAGTCTGAGCGATATTGCGACAAATGCAAGATATGACTCCAGTACACGACTTGCGTTATCATACAAAGTGTTAAAGGGTGCGAGCAAATTCAGCACAATTAAACCTTGTATCAAAAGATACTTGTATAGTAATGTAAAAAGTAGTTTTGTGTCTATAGATGCAAATGAATGGGATATCGCAATATTCCTTCCAGTACAAAGATTTAGAAAGGCCGGTGCAAGCAAAGTCTGGTCTGATTCCGCAAGAGGATAACAATGGCTATTAATCAAATCATTATACCGAATTTGCCCAAGATTCCGACTCAACAACAGATTCGTACTGATATAGGCAATGCGACATTTGATTTGCCGGGCCTTGGAAGACCCAGTTCTCCAGATCCGTCAAAAGACGCACCAAAATTTAGAGAGAGTAGGAATCTTTTCCACGGCAATATGCAGGATAGATCCCCATCAGTTAGGCCGGATAGTGATAAGAAACCTTCCAGAAGCACTATTGTCGATAGAGGGGGGAAATTTAGTATACAGAATTTTTCTTCCAAGGTATCTAATAATTTATTGATACCTAATACCTATGCGTTGTTCATTCCATACCCTGCTGGTCTTCCTAATAGTATTACAGATGGAATGTCAGAAAACTTGACTCTGAGAATTGATAATTTAGAATTGCCCGGCAAACAACTCGCCACAGAAGAAGTTCAATACTATGGCCCACCTAGAAAATCTGCATACGGAATGATATATGAAGATTTATCATTTAATGTATATCTCAGTAAAGATTTAAAAGAACGAGATTTTTTCAGCGCATGGATGGATTTGACTTATAGTTATAATACCGCTCATGTGTCATACTATGATGATATTATAAAAGACTGCACTTTCTATTCATATGATAGAAGTTCAAATCAAAATCAAATACAATCTACGATAGATATGGTTAATAACACCTTTAACGAATTAGAGAAGAAAGAACTGAAAGACTTTTCAAATTACTCTGTAACCTTTGAAGAAGCATATCCAATTTCTATTGGACAGATAACCTATGCATACGCATCAGACGAAATAGCAAGTTTACCTGTCACAATGGCATACCGCAAGTGGAAAAAGTCTGACTAAATAATAGTAGTGACTTATTTTTTATTATAGGAGATTAGAATGGCTCTACCTAAGTTAGATACGC